TATTAATTACAGGTAATCCAATCAAACCCGTATTTGTAATAATTTCGCCATTGTGTAAATTATCTGCGACTTGATTTAACATTTTAGCCTCAGGCGTTTTGGCGGTTTCTACTGAAATGGATGGAAATATTGACGACGACGACCGCCGCTGTGTCGCATTCTGTCGTTTTTTTAATGCTAATTTACGTAAGAAATCCATTGATTGTGTAAACGACGACGACGAAGACGACGAATCTCCTGTTTCATTCGTGCGGTGTTCTTTATTATCTGAAGATCCATTCAATTCGTGTTCACGGTCACCACGGTCACCACTGTCACGTCCTTGCTCTCGCATTCTTTGATGCTGTTTAATTCGTTCCAATAATGTTTTTTTTAGAGTGCTTGGTTGAACGATTGAACTCGGTCGTATTTTCCGGCTACTTCCATCAACACCACCGCTCCCCTTTGTGCGTCGTGTTCCTCTTTTACCACTACCACTACCACCACCAAGTAATGACGATGATTCGATTGTTATACTTTTTCTATCGCTCATTATGATAATAATGTATAGTTTAACCCACCAATTAACCTCTAAGGCAGTGATGAAGTATCTTATATATACTCTATAAGATACTACAATAGAAAATACGAATAATATGTGGGTTATAAATAAAGTGTTTTCATATAAGCTCCGCTACCCCCGCGATCTTTCCGTTCTTTCACTTCCGGATTTTCAATGAATAATTTGAACCCATTTTCTAAATCAATCATCGTAATCTCGGTTTTGGCGGATCGAGGCAGGCAAAATACTCGTCGACTATGTGCGATTTTCGTTTTCGTAAATAATGTCTCCATATCTCGACCATATGTCGTAAAATAATCCATATTCGTCGCAAACCACTCATCTCGTAATGTCTGCGAGTTTTTATCTCCCGATGTCGACGCAATCGTCCAACCAAAATCTCGCACCTGTTTTTCATAAATAGATTTTAATTCACCCGGTTTATAGCTATCAAGATTAAACCGCCACGTAAACCGCGAATTCAACCCTTCATTCAAACTGAAAAAACAATCATTGAGTTCTTTCTCGTACCCAGCAATAATGACCATCCAATTATGTTTATGTTCGCTCAGCGCTTCACATAGCGTGTCCACGCACTCTTTTGCGAAACTGTCTCTTTTTTCGGAATTACCGAGAGAATATGCTTCGTCGATAAAAAGCACACCACCAATCGACGCCTTAATAATATCTTTCGTTTTAATTGCGGTTTGTCCTAAATATCCCGCAACTAGGTCATTACGACTCACCTTCTTAAATGTTTTCTTGGTTAATATACCAAGATTACTAAAAATCCGGCCGATTATTTTCGCAACTTCAGTTTTACCTGAACCAGGTGGGCCAGATATGACCGTATGCATAAAATCACCCTTTGTAGGTGCCATAAAATCTGTATTCATAGAGTCAGCACCCCCACCCTCATTCATTTTTTTTTTAATGTTTTCAGAGATGCGCTGATTTAATGTTTTGAAATCAAATATCCGAGGAGGGATACCAGTCCCAGCTTGCGCATTTATAAACGGGTCAGTAAATGGGTTGAATAGAAACGGTGGTGGTTGTGACGGTGACTGCGACTGCGACTGCGACTGCGACTGCGACTGCGACGGTTCTTCATTATTAGAATCCACCGTTTTCGTGTTATCATCTTCTTTTTTCTTATTGCGAACCACTGGCACGTGGAGTTCTTGTAAATAATACAAAATCTGGTCGACTATTGTTTTTTTAATTGTATCCATACCAATCATATTTGACAAGTCAACTAACGGATCGTGTATTGCGTGAATAGCAATCATATTAATGTTATAACGAACATTTTTTATTAATGGATATTTGTCACATAATGCGATAAGGTCATCAATATGATTGATTTCTTCATTTATAATAATATCTTTTATCTCTGGTTCTGGTTCTGGTTCTGGTTCTGGTACTATAACTGAAGCCGCAGCCACCGCCGGCGCCGCCGCAGTAGTCATCGCAGGTACTGTCGTACTGTTAGAATTAAACGGTGATGGCCATTGTAACGGCGCGGAAAACAAAGAAGACAATTGTGCTGTTGATGTAGACGGAATAAATGGATTAAATGTTATATTCATAAATGGATTTTCGATTGGAGGAGTTTGAGACGGTGGTGGTGCCTGCGAAGGAGGTGCCTGAGCTGGTGCGAATTTATATACACCAGTCTCATCTACATATGTATATGGTGTATTCGTCTTATGAAAAAAGTCGTGTAACTGTTTTTCCATATTCGCCACCTGTTTTTCATTTTCACGTCGTTCATTTTCATATTTATTTAATTTATCTTGGATCGTATTCGTATTCGTATTCTCTAACGTTGGTGCCGCATCTATTTTCTGATGTTTATTACGATGGTCATTCTTATTGACGTCGTCATTGGTTTCCAGTGTAGATGGCGCACGGTGATGATACCACCATCTATTACGTTTTCTTGGTCTTTTTAGTGGCGGGTTGTTGTTATTGTTATTCGACATTGATGCGAGAATTACGCAACTTACAGGTAATATAATATCAATATGAACATTTATATCTGTTTACGAAGCAGTAATTAGAATTCGAAGACAATATCGTTATAACAATATAAAAATAAATTGATCTGTAATATAGTTTTACCCAAGATATACATACGTAGAAGGGTCAATTCTCAAAATGCCGAAACTTGTTAAAAGACAAACAGCCCCCGCCCCAGCCCCCGCCCCCGCCCCCGACCCCGCCGCGGAGATTGTTAATACACACGATCCCGAAGAGCAACAACCCAATTATGAAAATATGAATCCACGTTATTCAAAATATCAAATTCCAGCTGCGGAAATAAAGGACCACATCGCCGCCGATGTCGATGATGGAAGCGAAACAGCACCGCTCTCGCAGAAAATAACAGATAGAATAGGAACTTATATTGAAGAACCATGGACACTTATTGGTTCATATTTTCAAGGAAAACATTTGGAACAATTGGTTCGGCATCAGATCGAGTCATACAACGATATGGTGAACGTTCAATTGAAACGCACGGTTGATATGTTCAACCCGGTGCGTATCGTTTCCGACCAAGATTATGACAAAGAAACACAAAAACACCGCCTAGAGGTGGAGGTATCATTTAGTAATTTGTATTTGTATCGCCCACAAATCCACGAAAATACGGGCGCAACCAAGATTATGTTTCCACAAGAGGCACGACTTCGCAATTTCACATATGCCGCAATGATGACAGTCGACATGAATATCAAATATATCGTTCGAACCGGCGCGAATCAGCAGACCATCATTCACAAGAATTTCCCAAAGGTTCAAATCGGGAAGTTGCCGATTATGCTGAAATCCAGTATTTGTGTATTGACGCAGCACAACCATCTTGATCACAACGTCACGGGGGAGTGCCCACACGACGCAGGTGGATATTTCATTATCAATGGCAGTGAGAAGACTGTCCTCGGTCAAGAACGCGCGGCCGAAAATCGCGTTGTTTGCTATAATGTCGCGAAAAACAACAACAAGTGGCTATGGGTTGCGGAAATCAAATCCATCCCTGACAGCAAATGTATTTCACCAAAGCAAATCAATATGATGGTGGTTGCGAAACAGAACGGATTTGGTCACCCCCTTGTCATTCAAATCCCGCGTATGAAGCAACCGATTTCGCTGTTTATCGTGTTTCGTGCGCTTGGTGTTATGTCAGACCGTGAGATTTGCGAGTATATTGTATATCAGATCAATGCCAGTGCGGGTGGTGCGATGGGTGGCGGCAGCGGTGGTGGTGATAGCGCAGGCAACGATGATTATAAGACAAAAATGTTGGAAGCGCTTCAGGCATCCATCATCGACGCCAACCATATTATGACACAAGAAGACGCAGTTCGATATTTCATATCACAGGTGATATTCACTCCAATCAATATGGACAAAGAGACTGGCGCAATCAAAAAGCGCGAGTTTGCGTTGGAAGTGCTTAACAATGATCTATTCCCGCACTGTAATACGGGGAAACAGCGAATATTCTTCCTTGGATATATGGCGCACAAACTATTGCGCGCATTCTTTGGAATCAGCAAGCAAGATGACCGTGACTCTTATTTGAATAAGCGCGTAGATTTGACAGGAACACTTCTGAATAATCTGTTCCGCAATTATTTCAACAAACTTGTGAAGGATATGTCGAAACAGGTTGTCCGTGAAATCAATACGGGGTCGTGGCGGTCTACAGAGGATTACCTGAATATCGTAAATGACACGAATATGTATAAAATCATCAAGTCCACGACCATCGAGAACGGCCTGAAACGCGCTCTTTCAACCGGTGATTTCGGAATCAAGAGTCTCACCAGCAATAAAGTCGGTGTCGCCCAAGTGCTGAACCGTCTCACCTATTCATCGAGTTTGAGTCACTTGCGTCGTATCAATACTCCGATTGACAAGAGTGGAAAACTGATTCCACCGCGCAAGCTACACAATACATCGTGGGGATTTCTGTGCCCTGCGGAGACGCCAGAAGGTGGAAGTATTGGTGTCGTCAAGAATATTAGTTATATGACACACGTGACAATCCACAGCAATCCAATCTCGATTCACACGCATATCGACGAATATATTGAGCGGATTGAGACGCTCACCCCGTGCGATACATTTAACCAAGTTCGAGTGTTTGTAAACGGAATCTGGGTGGGTATTACGAAGGATCCTATTCGGCTATATACCGAATTCAAGTTGAAGAAGCAGCGCGGAGTTATTAATATTTACACATCGGTGATATTTGATTATCCTAATGCGGAGATTCGTATCTGTAATGATGCGGGTCGGTTGATGCGTCCACTTCTTCTTGTGAACCCGGAGACTAACGACTTGTATATCACGCGGGATATGTTGCTGCGGATAGCGTCGCGAGAACTGGAATGGGACGACTTGTTGACGCATATGAGCGACGTAGGAGCGAGCACGAGCACGAACGACGTAGGAGCGAGCCACGGTGTAATTGAATATATCGACCCAGACGAGCAGTCGTTGAGTATGATTGCGATGCGTCCAAAGCACTTATATCGTAATGAAAAGAACCTGATGGACCCGTATATTTATCGGTATTCGCACTGCGAGATTCATCCGAGTACGATATTCGGGATTTTGGCGTCGTGTATCCCGTTTCCAGAGCATAATCAGGCACCTAGGAATACTTATCAGTGTTTGGATATTAACGAGACCGTCTTGATGAGCGATGGTCGGCGTGTCGCAATCAAAGATGTCAAAATCGGCGACGAAGTAATAACATATCACCCAACATCATTTGAAGTAACCAAGACCCGCGTCGTGAATCATTTCATCCAAGAAAATACGCAACCCGTATACAAGATAACCACGATATCTGGTCGCGAAATCATTGCGACGGAAGACCATCGGTTTTCAACCAATGCGGGGTGGAAGACGGTGAAAGAACTGATGGAAGTCCCAGAATTACGGATCGGTGTATTTAATAATAGAAGTAATTTCGGAGAGGTTGGAAATGCTGGTGAATTAATAATCGACGAAGATATGTTTCGTTTAAAAATGAGAGAATTAAATATTGAAGAAACCGTTAATAGAAAAATAACCAAAACTCAACGGTATATCAATCATTTAAAAGATGCCGGTATGCTCCCGTTGTATTTGAATAATCACAAACTAGGGGTTTTGGCAAGAATAATCGGATATTTGTATGCCGATGGGTCTATTAACATATACAGCAAAAAGAAATATAATTATAATGAATTTCAATGTTCGTTTGATTTTGGGAGAAGAATTGACGCAGACAATATGATTGAAGATTTGAAAATGGTTGGATTCAATCCAGTGAAAATTACAGAAGGAACCCGAACTTTCAAGTCTTTCGGTTCAGAGAGATATCAGACACATCATACATTCAATTTGACGTTTAATGGGTGTTTGCCAGCATTTATAGTCAGCTTGGGTGTAAGTTATGGTAAAAAAACAGAGACACCTAGAAACGAAATACCTAGATGGATTATGAATAACAAATACATATCCTCTCAATTTATTAGTGGGTTTCAAGGTGGAGATGGTTGTAAAATTAGATGGGACAAAGTTCTCGACAAAAGAACCGGAAAAAAAGGTTATTTAATCAAGATTCAAGAAACATCACAACAGATAAACCCAATGATTAAAGATTCCTTGAAAAGATTTATGGAACAATGTATTACGATTTTAAACAGTTTAGATATTAATGTTACCAAACAAGAACCAATTGAAGAACAAATTAGTTCTACACGTGTCAAATATTCATTTAGAATCTCAAGTACACCCAAAAACCTATTGAGATATTATGAAACAGTAGGTTATTCGTATTGTGATACAAAAAATATGGCATCTTTTGTAAATGTTGAATATTTAAAATACAAAAACTTTACAAATGAAAATATAAACATAGAAGAATGGACCCAAGATATTATTCAGAAACAAAACAATTGTATATTCGTTCCAGTCCACAGCATTATTCCTGTATCAAATCGCCTGGTCTCCGATATTGAAGTGGAAAGCGAGAATCACTCGTTCATCGCCGGCGATGGATTTGCGAGTTCAAACTGCGCGATGGGAAAGCAAGCCATCGGCATTTACGTCACAAATTACCATCGCCGTATGGATAAAACCGCATATGTCCTGACATACCCTCATCGCCCCCTCGTGGATACACGCCTGATGCAGATGATTGAGCTCGCGGAAATCCCTTCCGGCGCACCCCTCATCGTCGCCATTATGTCGTATACCGGCTATAATCAGGAAGACTCCGTCCTCGTGAATCAAGGTGCCATCGACCGCGGGATGTTCTCTGCGACAATCTACCATACGGAGAAGGACGAGGACAAGAAAATCAACGGCGATGAGGAAATCCGATGCCATCCGGACCCCTCCAAAACCAAGGGGATGAAGTTCGGGAATTACGACAAACTGAACCAACGTGGAGTTATGCCAGCGAATACATTTATTGAGAACCGCGACATCATTATGGGGAAGGTCGTCCCAATCAAAGACAACCGAAATGACCCAACGAAAGTTCTCAAATACGAAGACATCAGCCGCGCTTACCATACATCAGAGGAATGCTATGTAGATAAGAGTTATATTGACAGCAATGGGGAAGGATACTTATTCTGTAAAGTTCGTGTCCGCGCATTCAGGAAGCCAGTCATTGGCGATAAGGTGTCTAGTAGAATGGGACAGAAAGGCACAATTGGAAACATTATTCCAGAGTGTGATATGCCGTTTACGAAGGAAGGAATCCGCCCCGACATTATTATCAATCCTCACGCAATTCCATCTCGTATGACGATCGGGCAATTGAAAGAGACGTTGCTCGGGAAGGTTCTCGTGAATTTAGGATTATTCGGCGATGGGACGTCGTTCGGAGAGTATGACATTAAGGATATCAGCAAAGAGCTCCTGAAAGTCGGGTTTGAAATGAACGGCAATGAATTGCTGTATAATGGACTGACTGGCGAACAAATCAAATCAGATATCTTCATCGGTCCGGTGTTTTACCAGCGGTTGAAACATATGGTAAATGACAAGCAGCATAGTCGTTCGATTGGACCGATGGTGAATTTCACACACCAGCCAGCGGAAGGTCGTAGCCGTGATGGTGGATTACGTTTCGGTGAAATGGAGCGTGATGCGATGGTGGGACACGGTGCGTCTCGCTTTACAAGAGGGCGTATGTATGACTGCTCGGATAAATATGAAGTACACGTATGTCGTAAATGCGGAATTATCGCGTCGTATAACGATGAACGGAGTATTCACTTATGTAAGACGTGTGACAACCGCGCGGATTTTGCTCTGGTTCAGATACCGTATGCGTGTAAATTGCTGTTTCAAGAACTGGCAACGATGAATGTGGCACCGAGGATTATGACGTAGTCGTCGCTACATCGCTACATCGCTACATCGCTACATCGCCGCGACGGATAATAAACGAAGAATAATATATACCATAATATTATATCGGTATTATACACACTTCAATGAATTTTTCTTTAGGCGGTGGCGTGAAAGGTATTTCCCCTCATCCTGTTTCAAATGGAACAATGAAGGGTAGTTCTGAATTTGAGACGACCCGTTTTATGCTTCGTAACGCTTGGAACGGTTTAGCCGCAAGCAAGAAATATGGCGGTCTTGTGCCTGCTGCTACCCCTTTTCGCGTGGTGAACAACGCCGGTGACTATCTTTCTCGCCAGAATTACACTTCTGGCGGTTCGAATCAAGTCACGACCGCGAAGCAGAGTATTACTTCGGGATGGCGCGGTTTAGCCGGTGGTGTTCACGCACAAGCAGATTCCACCGGTATTCCATCCGCCACTTGTAACACGAAATTCGTATATGACAGCTCTGATTACGTTCGTTTCCGCAAGCAGATGGCCGTGAACCGAACCTATAATGATGCCGGATTTGGTGGCGCAAATAACGCTGCTCAGTCGGCTATACGCGCGATCCGTCGTTAAATAATAAATAATACGTGAACATTATTTTGATAAATACATTATTTTATCATAATATACTAACTAACAAAACCTATACACACACATACAACAATGTCACATCGAGCTATAAATATGCCTGAACAGTTTGGACCTTCTGCGGGAGATACATTATTCGCGATGAACCGCGCATCTTATTTACGCACTGCTGGTGCGGTTGGTTCGGATGATACCAAATACAACGCAATTCTTAATAAGAAAACGAAGATATACACATCCACTGATTCGTCATCATACATCCAATCTAGGCGTATTCATTCTATTGGATATAGTTCAACACACACACCTTTAGGAGATACCTTAACATTTAAAAGCCCAGTTATTCAAGTTCAAAAAGAAGCGCTTCGCCGTTGCAGATCGGGTGGTTGTGTCGCCCCGGCCAAAAAAGGTGCGAATACATCTTTTCATTCAGGCCGATAATTATTCTTTCAATGAACGAACACATATCAACATATCAACATATTTAGGACAAACTTTTTTTATTAAATTATTGTATAACGCTACGAAATGTTGAATAAGTATCTTGTTGAGTTCCTTGGATCGGTGTTCTTCCTTTATGTCATTATCGCCACTGGCAATGCTATTGCGATTGGCGCGGCTTTAGCCATCGCGATTATGTTGGGTGGCCACATTTCAGGTGGTCACTTTAACTCTGCGGTTACGGTTATGATGGCCGCCGCCGGCAAGATTCCTATGTCTGATGTGGTTCCTTACATTCTTGCTCAGATTGCTGGTGGTCTCGTTGCTCTTGAGCTCCACAAGCGCATCAAGTTCTGAATTATGAATTGCCTTGTCATATAGAATAATAGAATTATACGATTTGCTGAAATTGTATAATTATAAAATCGCAATATTATAATAGTATAGCAACAACATACGACAATGCCGAGTGTATCAAGTATAACAAATTCGTATGCGAAACTACAAAGTAAACGTAATCAAACACAAATAGGTGGAGCTGATGGAGGAATATTTTCGGGTATTTTTGGTGGAGATAAAACAGAACCAGATGTAAAAGGTACAGCCGGCGCAACCAGAGTAGATGGTAATAATGCTCCTGCTGTAACTTCTCCTGTAAAAGAGGGTGAATCTCCATCATTATTACAAACATTAGGAATTACGTCCGCGTCGTCTCCACCCCAACCCTCATCTAATAATGAAATTGATAATAATACCCTTGGTGCGACTTCACAGCCAGTTAAAGAAGAAGAACAAACATTTCTACAAAGATTAGGTGTTACATCTTCTACGCCAGAACCGAATGTGGAGTCTCTCGAAGTTGATAATAATGCTCCAGCCCCAGCTCCAGCCCCAGCTCCGGCTCCAGCTCCGGCTCCAGCCCCAGCTCCAGCTCCGGCTCCAGCCCCAGCTCCAGCCCCGGCTCCAGCCCCGGCTCCAGCTCCAGAACCAGAAACAAACACACCATCATTTTTTGATAATGTTAAAGCAACTCTAGGAATTACGCCTTCTGCTCCCGAAGGCGTTCAAACAAGCGAAGGCGCAAGCGACGATGGCAGGAGTGAAAGCAGCGTTAGTGAAGATGAAGATGAAGACGATGACGAAGATAATGACACTGATTTCAGATTAATTGCTGACAAAATGGAACTTTTACGCAAAAAATATGATGATTTGAGAGTTAAGTATAAGGCTGAACTTTCAAAGAAAAAAGAAGAATCATCATCGGAATCTGAAAAAGACAATACAGAATTTTCAAATATACTCGCGTCTTTTTTCGCAATTGAAGGTTCGGTAAAACAATTAAAATTATACTTAAAAAAACACGCGGACAAGAATGGATTTCCAGTTGAAGGTCTTGGTTTAGATGATGATAATACTGAAATGGTGAGACCCAAATTAGAAACTCCAGAAATCGATAATTCAGATTCAGAAAATGAACTAGTGGCCGCCGACTCGGATGCCGACGACGACACCACTGTACGCCCTGAAGTTACTTCTTCTCAGGATACCGTAACAGGTGAGGGCGCTGTGGTTGAAGAACAATCGGGGTCTGAATCAGACACTGGATCTGTTGTATCAAACTCAGACTCTGCGTCAGATTCTGATGCCGATCTTAACTCATCATTACCAGAAATACCAGTAAACAATGAAGAAGATGCGTCGGCGTCGTCACTTGACTCACAACTTTCATCACCACCACCGCCACTAACTGCTAGTGGAGATGTTGACGGCACTGCTGCTGCGGATGCTAATCTTCTTCAATCATCATCACAACCCGCGCCCGCGCCCACACCCGCGCCCACACCCGCGCCCGCACCCGCGCCCGCGCCCGCACCCGCACCCGCACCCGCGCCCACACCCGCGCCCGCACTTCCATCAACATCATCTTCATTATTTAGTGGTGGTCGTAACCATTTTGTTCAAAATGTGCGTAAAAATAAAACACATCGCCACCATAAGCGTCGTAATCGTCATCAGACATTAAAGAATAACCTTACAAAATAATATAAACATCGTCAATGCTGTGAACGCTTGATCATAAGTGTTTATATTATTATTATTATTTTTTAGCATATAATATTTTGTACAATAAATAAAGCATAATGAGAGAAATACTATAGTAATATACTTGTGACATAGTATCACCTTTTATGTCCGATAAATCCTCTCCGTTATCGTCAGTTCGACCAATACTTTGAATTAAGTTGGACAATTTTGCCAATATCGACTCATACCTTTCTGAACCGTTAGCGTGTTCGAGGTCATTATCTATTATATCTAATTCATCTTTATAAAATGATGAAATATGCGAATTGTGTTTATCGATAACATCTTTCGTTGGAAGCGACACTTCGTCTTTCATATTCGGTCCAAATTTCGCAAATGAAAGTTCAGATGATGATGAGGATTTACTATTATCCATATTATAACTCAGGGGGCTACGATGAGTTGTTTGATACGCAATTCCAGAAGAACCAGCTAAACTCCCAGTTTCATAAATCCCAATCGACTCACCATTTTCAGATACAAGCATGTATTGATTCTTATATATATCTGGTGTTTTTTCTTTTTCCTTTTCTTTTTCCTTTTCATTTGCTTTTTCATTTGCCTTGTTCAATGATGGATTGTGTCCCTCACCAAGTCCGGTATACCCTTCACTTCCTCGACACGTCGCCCCACTGGCAGGATTCACTTTGTTTGGAAAAGAGCACGGATTCATTTCCATCACGTCAATAAGCGCCAAATATCGACTTTCACTATTTTTATTATTATTATTATCAACCGTTTGTAATGTAATCTTGGCGCAATCCGGATACGTTCCAGCCGTAAATGCTTTAAATAACGGAACCGGATTTAAAGCACCTAAATTGCCCATAGCACCAGGAATTAAACCGCGTAGGTCATTAAATGTATTTCCGTCAGCACCACTTGCGATAAATGGAATCGATCCATCGGGTATATTATTCACATAAATCCATCGGTCAACAATCTTCTTCTCTCTTTCGCGTTTTGCGTCACGCGTTTTCTTTTGTTCTATCAACGCATTTTTCAATTTAGTTGCTTCATCCTCTGTTATTTCTTTGTTTGATTCTTTTTCGTTTACATTTTCGTATGCTGCTTCCCACGATTCATTTTCTTGTTTTTCATTTCGCCATTTATCAAGATTTGTTTCACTACATTTTCCAGTTGTTTTAAGAAAAAACTTATTGCCTAGTGGTTTGCCAGTTACACTCGCATTACCTCCACCCGTAACAAGTACTTCTACATACGAAAGTAGACCATCTACATTTGTCGCAAGTGTTCTTAAAGAGAAACCTGGCGACATCCCCATTTCCTTCGGCTGTTTTACACTTTTCCAATAATCATAGGACGGCCCTAAAAATGACGAATCACCTTTAGGATTTGACATTTCAATGATTTAATATAATATAACTAATACAGTGTTATAATTAGAAGATATAATATTATCAACTGGGACGGTGAGACACAGTTTTTGTATTATAACTGTATTTTTACCTGTCCGCCAGGAGAAAGAGTTTTATTAAGGTCCTCTATTTGTTTACCCAATGCTTGTATTGCGTCGGATGTTTGTTTGATGCTGTCTTTTTGAGATTTCACTTCGTCGACCATTTTTGAAAGTTCATTTATCTTGCTTTTAAGTTCAATATAATTCCCGCAATCAGTAGCGCACGGATTGTTTTTTTTAGAAGCCTGTTCTTTTTCCATACCTTTTACATCAGCACTTACAAATTCGCCATTTTTATCAGTTACCTTCCCATCTTTGGTTTTAGGCGTTTCCTTATCTTTGATGGTATTTACATCAAACCCTTCAATTGCTTCACGAAAAATGGCGGCGCCAGACTTATTATCGTTATATTTATTGTTAGAATATTCATAATCAAAAATATTGTTATCGTCGTTTATAGTGTACTTATTACGAATATCAGATACAGGAACAAATAAATGCTTCAATGAACTATGCCCAGATATACGACTCCCGTGTAATAAAGTCAATACAGCAATTCCCGATAAAACAAGTAGAAATACACCAATAAATGCTTTATATTTTATAATTGGGTGTGTATTGGTATCATTTACAAACTCAGATACGGTTGTCCTAAATATATTATTGTCTCCGTGAATAAATGACCCGAATATCATAGTTCGTATATAGTTTACTATTACTATTATTATTAGTTTATTTTTTTAGTTTACTTTTTTAGTTTACTTTTTTTTATTGGAAGCCTCAACTATTTTTTGAACCCCTTTTTTTAGATTTTCTATTATAAATTGCTGTGTTTTAATAATCTCATTATTTTCTTTTACTTCTTTTTGTAATTTAGTCGCATCTTCAATAAGAACTGTAAGGCGTTTACGTAATGTTTCAACTGCGTTACAATCTTTGGGGCAACTTTCGCCCTCATCATCAGCTGCTTCATCACCGTTATTATCCGCCTTCTTTTTATCGTCGGTCTTCTTTTTATCGTCGGTCTTCTTTTTATCGTCGGTTTTCATTTTCAGTCCTTCTTTACCGCCACCGTGTTTTAATTTCATATTTTCTCGCACATTTAGATATACACCTTTCACAACCTTCCGTATCGTTATATCCAAGATTGCAATAATAAATCCTAGTAGAAGAAGAACTGTAAAATTTGAAAGGTTTTTCGTATAAAATTGTATATATTCGAACATAATAATGTATAGGTCGGTAGAATCTATTACATATACATACTAAATTAAAATATCAACTTGTAATATACGAATAGACCACCATTATTTTAATAAATAGTAAATACCAACGATGAGTAAGAACTTCGTATCTTGGCCACTTAATTTTAGAACTATGCGTGTCGCAATACGCTCGACCAAGCAATCCACAACTCGGAGTATATATCCTGGTAATACCCGCCCCGCCACCAACGGCCCAATATCTGAAAGCAACCCAGATGATTTTGGTCGTGATACCAAATGCTGTAATTTCCCTGATACAAAAGACGTTATCAAGCATTCTAAGTTTAAACCGCGTCCAATCAAGCATTGGCGTAAAAGTTTGATGCCATCATCATCTAATAAATCACGTCCAACTATCGGTTTTATCGACCGTCCAGGCGGTATCATATTTAGAGGAACTTCGTGTGGATGTGACTCTCGTGTTGCCTCCAAACAAAACTACCTCGTCGAGAATATCCAGCGACCATTCCTGCGCGAGTGTACACCAGACCTAATCGTACAGAATCCCGGTTATAAACAGGTTGGTGTTCCTGGTCAGCCTGGTTCATATCAAATAAACACCGGAATATATGAAACCAAGAATCTCTCGTTCAACCCGAAAAAACGTATTGTTCGAAGTGGTTCGACAAATGTAAGTCGTGCGTATCATACAAACACGGCCTCTTATCTCCAGGCCAGATGCATGACATACCAGCAAAAGCAAACATTTTCAAAAATGACGGCAACCCCTAATCAGTATGTCCTTGCGAATGGAGATCCAGCAAATCCAAGCGACTCGAAGACAGGTTCGCAGGTGTTTTACTCAACCAATTGCGGCAATGCCGAGAGAATTTATGCTAACCCAGCTGACAGTGTAAAATGTCGTACCACCGTTATTCATAAACCCAACAATACAAAATATGGCGTTCAAGGTGCGGTCTCGGCTGGAACACGTCTTGAGAGATTGAAATTAGAAACCATAACCAAGAATGGAGCGTCGTTTAAGTCCGCTTACGGGGTTGCGGCGGGGAATGCTGGTCAATACCACGGTGGATCAATGGGCGCACCCTACTTCATCAAGAGCAAGGTTTTTAAGCCTGACTGTAATTTATACAATCGTGCTGTGAAACGCCCGCACCTGCGCTGTTAGAAGTAGGTATAGGTATAATTAAATATCACGAATATATAACTATTGTATATTCGTGATAATGGTGTATTCTAGAAAGAAACACACACGACATAAGAAACATCGGGTTCGTGGCCGCAGTCACGGTCACGGTCACAGTCACCGAACAGTACGACGTGGAAACACTCACGAAGACAATTTACAGCGTAATAATTTCTATTTATGGGCGAATCAGAAATGGTTAAAAGAAGTTCCAAAGACATTACCCAAAGATCTAAGGTACATTCGTCCTTTAGATAATTTTAAATTAATACAGGATGAAATGTATAAAAATGTGATTACGATGTATCACGACTATGTAAAAGAACACAGTAAAAGCGGCAGCAGCGGCAGCAGCGGCAGCAGCGTGGCGCACCAAATGAAGAATATATATACTTCATTTTTAAATTTAAACCCAGAACCAATACTGGGCCACATTACTAGTTTTTGCGCTATGTATGATAATATGATTCAGGAAAACAACCTCTATAAATTTCTAGGGGTTATGAATCAAAATGAAATGATAAAATGGGCACTTCCAGTTGTATGGACATTATTTCCCGATGAATATACACCTAATCATATTACCCCACATATATCATCACCATCATTATCATTATACGATTATCGGTTTTATTTAGATGACAAAACTCTAGAACAACATATGCGTGGAGTCCGATTAAATGTCAGTAATACAACTGTTATTCGTGAACACCAGTATGGAGGTGATAAACGTAAAAGTGGCGTCCCCGCCAAATATACCACCACCATAGAAAGCGACAGCGACGACAATGGTCCAGAGACCAAAACCGTGGAATATATTGAGTATAAACGGCGTATTACTCGCGCATTTATGAAATTAATAGACGATGTATTTACGAAATGTCTTGGTAGTGATTACGAAAAGACCCATAATATTAAAGCACAAGATGTTTATGATACCGAGTGCGTATTAATGAGACTGATGAATTCGATAGACACACGTTTTGATATGAATTATGCTGACATGTACAAGACCGCAAAACATCCAGATATTCCACCACATTGTGATTGTGATTGTGAAATGAAAACCAGGTTGAAGTCACCGCATTACCAACACAATATTCGTGGAGCGACTCGAGTGTTGACAGGGGACGCAGTTCAACTTACAGATCTTGATTGGCGAGAGATGGCGCAACATATTGGGTATCCATCGGACAATATCCCGCGGTATTTTGTCTCTAATCAAGTAGGTTATTTAAAATCAGTGATGTGCCTTCTTAAGAAGGAATGGGCGTCTGATAAGTGGAAGAGTTACTGGTTCTTTATTTATATGCGTCAAGTTATCTGTTTTCACGATAAATGGCGGCAGATTATACTTGACTTTAATGAAACACTTATCCGCGGTAAGGATACACATTTTCCGAGAGAATATTTTCCAATTATAGGATTGGGTTATGCGTTCCCGAAGACAATGTCAAATGAATTCACCAGGCGGTATAAAAATGAAGATATGATTTCGAAGGTTCGAGAGATTGGAACAACAATGTTGGAATGTTATAAAGATCGTATCAATAAAAATGCGTGGTTATCGGCGTATACCAAGAAAGGTGCGCTTAAAAAACTGAACACAATTGAACTTCGGATAGGGGAATCCAATCTCTCGGTACCAGATCCTACCCATATAGAATACGACCCAAAAGATGCGTGGGGAAATCTGCTTCAGCGAAGCGTTCAACGTACGGTTCAACTGGCGAAGTATTCTTCCGGATCCGGGTCCGGGTCCGGGTCCGGGTCCGATAAAAACAGTAAACTTTCAACCGAAGACATTGATATTATGAACTGGAGTACATTAAAACTCACTGGATACCAGTCTTATATTGTGAATGCGTATTATACAGCACAGACCAACAGTATTTATATTCCTACTGCGTATATGCATAGTATGAACGTTCAATTTGGGCGAGGGTATGAATACGATCTTGCCACAGTTGGATTCACTTTTGGCCACGAAATCTCTCACGCATTACACGTTCAATCGCGTGTTTTCGATTATAAAGGCGTTATTAAAAACTGGTGGACTCGACCTGATGTTGCGAAATATGAGGGTAAGATTGCCAGTATTCGTCGGCAATATGAAGATATTAGCAAAAAATATGGGTTCGTCATTGATGGAAATCTCTCGTTATCTGAGAATTTAGCAGATATTAATGGTTTAGCTGTTTGCGAAGACGCACTTCATTGCTTCCACGACAGCATTGTAAGTAATACGTCTACACCAGCGTCTTCAGTTGCGTCGGCATTGGTGTCTGGAGATCATATACGCACAATGTCATTTCAACATTTTTATACGTATTACGCGATTCAGAACAGGCAATATGCTAACCGCCGTGAAATCCTTGTACAGGTTCTTACCAACCCGCATCTTGACCTGAAGATTAGAACGAATGTACCCTTGATGCGAAGTAAGACCTTTCGTGAGGTGTTTAATATTCACAAGGGTGATACAATGTATAATGACGAGTTTGATGTCGTATTTTAGCATAAACATAACACAATAAAATAGGTATAAATATCGATTTTATTGTATCGTATTGTAGTAAATGGGATCTACAATGTCAGTTGATGTAAACTCCGCTGCGGAGATTACTGAATTGGTTTCATCGTCATCGTCATCGTCATCGTCATCATCACAAACGACACTTGAATCACCGGAAGAACTACATAAAACACAATTCGAAGATATACTTCGACAGGAAGTTATTCTTGTTCCAGAAGATATGGAAGATATTCATATCCAGGCACAAACATCGGGTGCCTCCGCAGACGTCACGGCATCGACCACCTGCGACACCACAGCCACCACTGCGACCACCACCGCCATAACGGATACAACCGACGCTCACGCCGACGCCGACGACGCACCCGCAAATAATACGCGTAATGGTAACGGTCAGGGTAAAGGAAAACACTGGAAACGGAACTTAAAGAAAAAACAACAAATAGAACAACACGCTACCGAGCGAACCCAAGAACAACGCCGCGAACAAATCCGCCCCATTATCGAGAAACTCACCGAACTCCAAATGAATGTTTCTTATCCCGCTATCCGCGAACTATATAAAGTACTGAACCAGTATGTAAAAACCGGCGAAGATACAAAAATCAAAATCCCGTTCCCCGAATTCTCTCGTAAAATAAAAGGCGAATTATCGAATGCGCCTTATATTCCGTGTTGGGTGAAGTTGGAGATGGACTAACGCCCCGACACGCCCGCCGACATTAGAACACAATATTGTCATCAATCCATTTTTTGATGCGAATATTCGCAGGTTCAAGTATTTTATTAAGGCCGTCAATATAATTCGTATAATATTGTGCGTCGTTCTGTATTTTAATGAGTGTATGGTAAATAATAGTATAATCCTCTTGTGAATACAAGTCCGTAATTTTAATGAAAATAGTGTCGACATTATTATCCATTATATTGTCGATGGGGGGGACATTGGCTGAACCCGCGCCAGCGCCCCCCCCCGCCACAGGCGTCAATAAAGGACGCAATGGGGGCGAGTTTATAGATGAAGCCGCCGAGCCTCCCCTCACTTTCAAAGGAAATTGACGTGGCATCGTTTCACCATCATCAGCGTCGGAGTCGTGATCATCTATAACAGAAGTTGTAGTGGCTAATGATGATGGTGTGCCGCCACTGCTGCCGCCTAACCTCCTAACCAACTCCGGATTATCAAGCATTCCCTTATACATTTGAAGTGTATGAAGAATATGGATTTTATCGGTTTGGTTATACGTTCTGGTCAAATTATTAATACCGGTTTTCGCTAAGTCAATCAATAATAAAAACAGTTTCCGGTTCTCACCGGTGCCCACACCCGCACCACTGTCATCAAGTACGTGTTTATAAAATTTATGAAACCTAGAAAATACATTATACAAGTAAAACACGTCCTCTTTCTTATCATTATTATACCACCGCCTGACGTGCTGTGTATATCCGGGTCCTTGGACAGTAAGTATATTATTATGAATCGCCAGTTTACTTCCAATTGGATAAAATGAAAGAAGCCCGATTTGAAGGACCGCTTGTAAGGGTTCTAAAATCGTCTCGAAACGTTCTTTCGGTTTTTTTATATTTCCTACGATAAATTGTAGTGTGTTTTGCATAATATGTATATTACCGGGATAATACATATTAGTACATTATATATTTAGACCATTTTATTCTATGGCCGGTGAAGAAAGATATTTGTCGTCTGTAACATAACACTCTGTTTATTATAAGGAATACCATAATGCTCGCACCACGCGATACATTTACCTACATTCGTCTTCTTATACTGTTCCAATTTTTCAGCGTTTTTATGGTTTGTTATGATAGCTAGTGTAGATGTAATATTCTCGATTTGTTGATAGCTAATCATTGCGTTCAATTCTTCTATTTTATTCAAAAAATAAAGTTCGTGTTCTCTCGCAAGTAACGATGATAATATTCTGTCTCTGCTATCTACATCCTTCTCTACGCCAGTATCAGAGAATACATCACAAAATTGTTGAATGATTTGCGCAGAATCTGCGATTTTGAACCCCTGACATATAATGTATTTCTCTGAGTTCGCAACACGACTTGTATATGGCTTCATTATAGTGACATTTGTATAATAATACGATAGTAAATATAGAATATCAATCGTTGGTTTATGAAATATGTCGAATATTTTCAATATAAATGTACCGCCTTGTTTCTGTAGTGCCAGCGCATAAAACACTTCGGATAATATAAGTTGCGTCGCGATATTTTCCTGATTATTGAAATCCACCGAAAAATCAAATCCGCCGTCAGCAGTAACAATATCCATCTTATTCTTGTATTTCGCAGCGCAATATCGGAAATTTTGAAGCGAGATCAAGTTTCCCGTTTTATCTTCACCGGTTTCAATAATAACATTTGAGTTATGTTCTAAAAATGTGCGCGTCTTCTTCCATCCGGGACATATAGGATCATCATTAACAAGAGTCATACCATAATAGCGGTCATTCCCATAAATCGGTGGATGAATCAGTCCTTGCGCTTGCGAATGGCTTGCGCCCGAGCCGTCAATATGTAACATTTGTTGATGTTTTGAACTTTCAAATATACGCCGAGTTAGTTTCATATGTTCTATTTCTTTCATATATTCGTCGTGAAATTCGGTATTTTTCTTTAATATTTGGACCGTCTTTGCGTCTCCTCCTTGTCCGTCATAAGGAGGTAGTGGTAGACTATTCATATTACCATCTCTAACCTTATTATATTCAGTACCGCGAAGATATGAAATCGCCTCAATAAATCCACCAGGTCCTTCAGCCAAATGAAATGTGTTTATTCCCATTTTTAAATCAGGCGCCGAGGAAACAGGATATTTATTCAGTATACCGTTACTTGTCATTATCTCGATCATTTTATAAAATGACCTAGATAATGGTCTAAGCTTACTGATATTAGTCTTATTTCCCGCGACATTTGTATGTATATATTCATACGGATTGGTAAACTTTTTAATATTATCCCATTGTTCTTGGTATTTTTCGATTTGTGCTTTAATATCACATAAATGTGAATAAACTGACGCAGAAATATAGGGTCCCATTGTGTTATCGTATTCTATGTTCAGTTTTAATGGCACATAATTTCCAGACGTATCATAGCACAAACCCACCTGTGGTAAATTGAAATGATTATAATAACATAAACCGACATTTATACCGTTACCGTTACCGTTTAGAGTGGTCGTCGTTGATGACGATAATGGAGATGACAGTGAACTTGATATTGACGCGAAGGCTGAAGTTGCGGCGGAGGCGGAGGCGGAGGCGGAGGCGGAGGCCAAGGCTGACACAGTCATACTTGATGAAGATTGTGTATCTTTTGAATTAAAAAAATAATTATTCTTTGGTGATTTTTTAAACATCTTTGATGAAATGAAACCACCGGTAATTACATAATAACATAAAATCGTTATAAGTTGATTTTCTATTCATTTGTTCATTGCTTCTTTTTTGTCTTATTTTTAGGGTCGACAGATGCTGACTCTGCGGCCGCAGCCACAACAGATAACTTCTCAGTCTTTTTACGAGGAAGTACTTTCTTTACTGCCGCACCACTACTAGATTCATTAGGCGCGGTGGGGGGAGGAGCTGGCGAATCATCAATAATTACCATCTTCTTTGTTTGTTTTCTTATCTTCTTTTCGATCTGTTCTATCGGTGCTGATGCGCCTTCCGCTGCCGCTGCGTCTGCCGCTTCTACTGATGGTTTTGGTTTTGGTTTAGCCTTGATTGTTTTACGAACAACTGCGCCCGCTCCCGCTCCCGACCCTGATCCCATTCCGGCGGTCACGGCTCCTTCTCTACCACTGACATTCACGTCTTCTGCTTTCTTTTGAATGATATGCGCCGCAATCGCTGGTTTTGACGCAACATCAATCGGCGCAGATGCGCGCGCTATTTTATCCAATGCGAGTTTTTCGGTTGATTCGTCTAATACTGCGCGGTCCTGTTCCTCCTGTAATCCCGCATACGTAAGGAAACTGCTCTTAAGATGCTTCGCATTGATATTCCGATTTTTGCGAAAGATGAAATATCGATTATAAAACGAGATCTGTTTTTCCTCCGGGCGCATAAACATCGCCGATCCATATTCATTACGTGATTGCTGCGATTGCTGCGATTGCTGCGATTGCTGCGATTTGTGTTTACAGTCGAGTTCCATTTGATGAAACATACCGTCAAATGTTTCTGTTCCATCAGGCATTGGAAATGCCAATGTCGTAGCAGCCTCTTCCGGTGAAACCAAATCAAAACCGTAATTCTCTAATAACTGCGTTAAATATTCGAAGTTCACGAGGTATTCAACCGTATTCTTATTGATCGATTCTTGAAATACTTCGATTTCGTACCCAACACTACTGCTATCCGGTTCAAATTCAGCCTGATGATACTTCTTACGAACTGACCATATTTTTCGAGGTTCGCTGTCGTCTGCGCTATTTCCACTGGCCTGTGGAGATTCCATAACACTGATTTCATCCCCATTTTCTAAACGCGACAATGCCTGAAAGATACGAACACCGTCAAAGCATGTCCCGATGAAATACCCGCCCAATTTTGTACACTCTGATACATTTTGAAGGAATGTGTGAAGTTTAACAATATTCTCAAAGAAGTAGTGAACGGCGAATTGGACTGAACAAATATCAAACCCGTCGGCGGCGCGACCATAATGCGGATAAACGCCACGACCTAATAAGCTCGCATCCTTGGCTCCTTCACCGAATATAGCGCGGGTAATCAACCGGTATCGTTCACTGATGGCGGCTTGTCCCGTTCGCATCTCTTTACTACTATCCCCGTGGATAAAGATCGCCGCGGGAACATTATGTTTCGTCTTTTTGATATCAAGATACCTAGCACAGACCCCATCGAATTTATGCTCCAAGTTATCTTTAGAATAATCAATCCCGAATACAAATCCGAGTTTCGCCGCAATCCATTTGGGTAAATCACCACCTTTCCCAACCGCGAAATCAATGAGTGTATTCCCGGGTTTCGCAACGCTTAATATCAACTTACGTTTCACGTATAAATTGTGAAAATCGCGGAGACTCTTGGTCAACGTTTTGATTTTTGCGCCGCCGCCGATATCATATCCACCGCTGCTGCTGCGCCCGCCACCGTCCGAGGCGGAATGATTGTAATAGACGTCATCATTTACGAGTTCATCCGGAATATCTTCACCCGTCATTATCATCTCTGGTGTAATCGCATTATGAATTGAATGCCAGTTGCTATTGGCCACGTGATACGCATTTCCGTAATTCTTCCCTCCCGCACGATACTCGGCTGTCTTATCGTGTCGAACACGAAGTGGAACCCAACGCCAATTCACTGGTTTTGTTTCGTCGTAACTTAATTCCACAATAGTTTCATCCTGAATAATATCATTTTCAAGTGTCATCATTTGGCTAACACCAGCTTCATCTGGGCGCAACATAATATTACAAATGTGTGCGTCATTATCATAAGGATATGTCGGGTAAAATGGCGCTGGTTTATATCCGTCACCAGATGATTCGTCTGCTAATGACTCGTCGCCACCGCCGCCCGCAGCGCCACCACCAGAACTATGACTCTGAGGCGCGTGCCCTTCAATGACAGATACACACGGATTGATATACCCGTGTTTACGCTCGTCATAGCCAACACGCAATACAAGCGTTTTATATTGCTGGATTTGGACAGACCTCGACATATCTAGCCCAGACTTGAATAAATTGCTCACAAGGTCCTCATTATCTTCGCCCTTTTTGGTTGTGACCAAGAAGTCGATTGTATTCATATTCGCAGGCTTCCACTTGAACGAATAATTCCAAGTTGTCTTGAATAATGGTCCCGCATTTCCATCATTTCGTGTATTACTGCCAACGCCACAATCCAGCGGCGTAAATATAAGTCCGTCTGTATGATATTCAAACTGATGCTCAGCGCACTTTCTTAAAATAGACGCACATCCATCAAAGATTGTCTTTTGACGACCGCCACTGCCTCCACCCCCACCCCCACCCCCGACACCGCCCCCCGACACCGCCGCGACCTCGAAAT